GCCAAAAAAATGCGGCTCCGAAATTCAGACTTGGACCGGGAGGTTTTGGCATGGCACCTCGCGGTCGACCTCCGAAGCCGGTCGAGCAGCATCGACGCACCGGCACGTTCAACGCGGCCAAGCACAACCGCGGCGCCCTGGTCGCTGTTGAGCCGGTGACTTTGGCGCCGTATCAGAAGCCGGCCGCCGATCTCTTCGCCGAAATCATGGATGCGGGCTCGGCCTGGTTCGCTCGCACGGATTCCGTGCAGCTGGCGATGTTGCGGGAATCGCTTGAGGAGCGTGAGCGTTTGCTGCCGGTGGCTGAGTCGTCGACTGAGGCCCGCAAGCAGCTGCGCGAACTGAACCGTGAGATCGCGGACTGGTTGACGCAGCTTGGTTTTAATCCGACGGCTCGTGCTCGACTGGGGCTGGCAGAGGTGAAGGCCGCTTCGACGCTGGAAAAGTTGCAGGCGAAGCGGTCCAACAATTAGCGCTCGATGATTTCGATGCCAACCTTGAATTCTGAGCCGGTCCAGATGACTCGCCCGTTGCCGGGTATTGGGCCTCGGTCTCTGACTTGCTTCATGAATTGCGTCCAGTCTTCGGGTAGGTAGGCGCAGGGCGTGCCGTTGATGACGATCATGGGGCGCCCTTTGACGATTGCGGCTTCTGCCGGGATGTCGTGCTTGTCGCCTTGTGGCTCGTTTGTCCAGATTTTATGGGCGCCGGCGTAGTTGACGTGTGGCCCTGTGCTTTGCAGGTTGGCGTCGATTTTGCCTTCTCGGCTGATCTGGCCGTATTTGTTCCAAACGCTCATGTCTCCCCCTTCTTGTTAGACCCTACCTCTGGAGCCGCTGCGCATGGCACCCAGGAAGATTCCGGGGTGGCCGCCGGCCATCCTGACCCCTGTTCCTGCCGCTGACATTAGGCGCGGCGACGGCCCGCTCGTGACTGAGTTCATCCAGGCGTTGTGTCCGCAGGTGAAGGATTCGGTTGGCGGTCGGGCTGGTGAGCCGTTGGTGTTGCGGCCTTGGCAGGCGAAGCTCATGGATCATCTCTGGGCTCGCCGCAAGGACGGTCGCCTTCGAGCGAAGGTCGCACTTGTCGGGCTGGCCCGCAAGAATGGGAAGTCTGCACTCGGCTCGGGGATCGCTCTGTACGGCCTGTACATGGGGCCTCGAGGCGGCGAGGTTTACAGCTGCGCGGCTGACCGTGAGCAGGCCCGCATCGTGTTCGGCTCGGCGAAGCAGATGGTGGAGATGTCGCCTGAGCTGGCCGAGCAGGCGAAGTTGTACCGCGACGCTATTGAGATCCCGGCGACTGGCTCGGTTTATCGGGTGCTGTCGTCGGAGGCGTTCACGAAGGAAGGCCTGTCGCCGACTCTGGTCGTTTATGACGAGTTGCACGCGGCGCCTAATCGTGAGCTGTGGGACGTGATGACGCTGGCCCAGGCGGCCAGGTACGACGCCTTGACGTTGGCGATTACGACTGCTGGTGTGAGGACGGACAGCACTGGGCAGGACTCGGTCGCTTATGGCCTGTATCAGTACGCGCAGCGGGTCGCGGCCAAGGAGGTTGAGGATGCTTCGTTCTTTGCTGCCTGGTGGCAGGCGCCGGCGGACTGCGACCACCGCGACCCGAAGAACTGGAAGGTCGCCAATCCTGGTTTCGGTGACATCCAAGATCCTGAAGATTTTGAGTCGTCGGTAAAGCGGACGCCGGAATCGGAGTTCCGCACGAAGCGCACCAACGTGTTCGTCAGCTCGCAGCAGGCTTGGTTGCCGCATGGCACCTGGGATGACCTGCCGAAGATGGCGCCGCTCGAGGACCAGGTCCCGGTCGTGCTGGGGTTTGATGGTTCGTTCTCTGGGGACACGACGGCGATTGTCGGTGTGACTGTGGAGGAGCACCCGCGCATTTGGTTGGTCAATTTGTGGGAGAAGCAGCCCGGCGACCGTGATGACTGGCGGGTGGACATTGGCGGGGTTGAGGCTCGGATCTTGGAGACGTGCGGCCGGCTCAATGTGGTTGAGGTTGCGTGTGACCCGTACCGCTGGCAGCGGTCTATGGAGGCTCTTGCCGAGGCCGGGGTTCCGATTACTGAGTACCCATCGTCGAGCCCAGCTCGTATGGTGCCAGCGACGGCCAAGTTCTTTGACGCGGTGGTATCAGGCGAGGTGTCGCACGATCATTCTCCCGCTTTGGCCCGGCACCTGGCGAACTGTGTCATCAAGACCGACCAGAAGGGGCCGCGGGTAGTCAAGGAACACCGGGGCTCCCCAAGAAAGATCGATGCCGCTGTCGCGGCCCTGATTGCTTTTGACCGTGCTACTCATCGCCGTGAGGCGGAGCCCGAGGCACCGGTCGCCGGATTCTTCTCAGTCTAGGAGCCACATTGCGTATCGCCCTTGCCTTGCAGATCGCTGGCTGCCTGGCGCTCATCGTTGGTGGCGCCTTGGTGGTGCCGTGGCTTGGTTTCGTGATCGCTGGCGTGTGCGCTGTGGCTTTCGGCATCGCTTTGGAGAGAGGCTTCTAAATGCTCGCTAACTTGTTCGGCGGTCAGCCGATGGAGGAGCGGAACCTCTCCTATCAGCAGGTCTGGGGCTCCGGCATTGACGTGTCCGGGTTCGCTACCTGGGCGGGCACGGTTGTTAACCAGAAGAACGCCCTGGAGATCGGCGCCGCGTATGCGTGCGTGCGCCTGTTGTCGGACACGATCTCCACGCTGCCGGTCGACACGTTCATTCGCCGTGACGGGAATCGTTTGCCGTATCGTCCGCGGCCGGCGTGGGTTTATGAGCCGGAGGGGCCGGGCTCGAGTCGGATTGAGTATTACAAGCAGATCGTGGTGTCGATGCTGCTGTCTCATGGCGCTGTGGTGCAGATCCTCCGCAATGGCGCTGGGGACGTTGTGGCGTTGCAGCCGCTTGACCCGACGCGGGTGGAGATCCGCCGGAATCCGCAGACGCGGGGCCGCGAGTTCGTGATCGACGGCGGCCAGGCCGTTCTGCCAGGCGAGGACGTCCTATACATCACGGAGATGCGCCGGCCCGGTTCGCTCAAGGGCGTGTCCCGTGTGGACGAGCTCAAGCAGACGCTCGGGCTGGCGAAGGCGCTCGACGAGTTCGCTTCGCGGTACTTCTCCAATGGTGCGAACACGTCGGGCATGATCGAGTTCCCGGGGAATCTGACGCAGGAGCAGGCCAAGGATTTGGTCGACGCTTTTGAGGCTGGGCACAAGGGGTTGAAGAAGGCTCACCGCCCCGGCGTGCTGTCGGGCGGCGCGAAGTTTGTGAAGACGGGTTCGGATGGCGAGCAGGCTCAAATGTTGCAGAGCCGCCAGTTCGCCGTCGAGGAGGTCGCTCGGGTGTTCCGGGTGCCGCCGTCGATGATCGGGCTCAACACTCCTGGTGCCATGTCGTATGCGTCGGTCGAGCACAACGCCATCCAGTTCACCCGCTACTCGCTGACGCCGCTCATCGCTGCCATTGAGGAAGCCCACAACCGGCTGCTGCCCGGTGACGTCTTCTTGCGCATCAACATGGACGGGCTGCTGCGCGGCGACTCCGCTACCCAGGCGCAGGTGTTCTCGACGGCGTTGCAGGCCGGATACATGAGCGTGAACGACGTGCGTGGCCTCATGGACTTGCGGCCTGTTCCGGGTGGTGACACGCCTCGCGTACCTCTTGCAAATATTGACATTCAAGACGCTGGAGTTGTTGCAGAGGATCGCAAGGTCTTGATGGCGCAGCGGCTTTTGCAGGCTGGCTTTGATCCGGCCGAAACGTTGGCGGCTATGGGGCTGCCGAGCATCACTCATACGGGCTTGCCTTCGGTCATGTTGCAGGGCATTTCCCAGATCGCGCCGGACGATCCCCAGTCTGCCTACCCGGCAAGTGAGGAATGACATGAGTCAGATGGAGACCCGCACGTTCACGGTCGACGACCTTGAGGTCCGCGAAGCCCCCGAAGGTATGAGCTTCGAGGGATACGCCGCCGTGTTCAACTCCCCCAGCGAGCCGCTGCCCTTCACCGAGACCATCGCCCCCGGCGCATTCTCACGGTCTCTAAAGTCCCGAAACAACGTGTTCCTGCTCGTCAACCACGACCCGGCCCGCCCCCTGGCGTCGACCCGGTCAAAGACGATGACGGTCGAGGAGGACGGCCGCGGGCTGCTGGTGAAGGCGACGCTGCCGGACACGACGGACGGCCGTGACCTCGCCGTGCTGCTCGGCGGCGGCGGCAACCCCCGCGTCATCGACTCCATGAGCTTCGGCTTCTCGGTGCCTCGCGGTGGCGATGCTTGGAGCGAGGACGGCAGCCAGCGGACCCTCCAGCAGGTCCGGTTGCATGAAACCTCGATCGTGACGTTCCCGGCCTATCGTGCGACGTCTGCTGCTGTGCGTTCGCTTGACATGCTGGCTGAGAAGACCGGCACGGACGCCGACGCACTCAACGGCGCGCTGGAGGCCTTGGAGCGCGGCGCGACCTTGACGCTTGACCAGGCCGGTCTGTTGACCGCTGTGGTGGCGAAGTTGTCGCCGGAGCCTGAGCCGGTTGTTGAGCCGGTGGCGCACGACCCGAGCGAGATCAACCTGCTCAAGACCAAGCTAGATCTGGCCTTCAAGGCCTAGAGACTTCCCAGGCCGCGTGAGCCGCGGTCGGGTTTACCCGCTCTGAGGAGCCTCGGCGGGATTCGCAATGAACCACCTGCGCATTCCAACACCGAGACCCCAGAAAGGGGTGAACTGTTTTGTCCGAGTACCTGAAGAAGCTCGTGGAGGACCGCCAGGCGGCCTACCACGCAGCCAAGGCGAAGATGGACGAGGCCGCCGCTGAGAGCCGCGACCTGTCCGCCGAGGAGCGCGAGTTCGTCGACCGCACGTTCGCGGAGCTCGACGAGAAGCGCGCCACCATCGACACGCTGCTCGAGGCTGAGAAGCGTGAGCGCGAGATCGCCGAGTCCATGCGTGGGCTCGAGGATGTTGTCCGCCCGGTTGAGGCCCGCACCGCGGCCGCCCAGACCGACGCCGATGTGCTGCGCCAGCTGCTCACCGGCGAGCGCCGCTCCTACTCCTTCCAGTTCGAGAAGCGCGACATCGCCAAGACGAGCAGCAACGCCCCCGTGCCGACGTCGTTCTCCGATGTCGTCATCGACCAGGCCCGCCTCGTCGGCCCCATGCTCGACCCGAGCGTGGTCACCGTCCTCAACACCGCTTCGGGTGAGGATCTGGTTCTCCCGTCGCTGGCTTCGTGGAGCACCGCCGCCATTGAGGCGGAGGCCGCGACCATCGACGAGTCGGACCCGGCGTTCGGCAAGACCACCCTCAAGGCCTACAAGTACGCCTTCCTCGTGCAGGTGTCGCAGGAGTTCCTGGCTGACAGCAACATCGACGTCATCGGGTTCCTGGGCCAGCAGGCCGGCAACGCCATCGGCTACGCCGTCAACAACGCCCTCACCGTGGGCACCGGCACCGTCGAGCCCAAGGGCATCGTCGCTGCCTCCACGCTCGGCGTCACCGGCGGCACCGCCACCGCGACTGCGGGCACGGGCCACTTCACGGCCGACAACCTGATTGATCTCGTGTACTCGCTGGATGGTGCGGCTCGCCGCCTGCCCGGCTTCGGGGTCATGGCGAACGGCTCCAGCATCGGCGCGATGCGCAAGCTCAAGACGTCGTCGGGTGACTACGTCTTCGTGCCCAGCATCCAGCCCGGCACCCCGGACTCGATCCTCGGCTACCCGCTGATCGAGAACCCGGCTATGGCGTCTGTTGCTTCGGGCGCGAAGTCCGCTATCGCGGGCCACTTCCCGAGCTACTACGTCCGCACCGTTGGCGGCATCGACGTCGCCCGCTCGGATGACTTCGCCTTCAACACCGGGCAGGTCACCCTCCGCTTCCAGATCCGCGTCGACGGCAACCTGCCGCAGACGTCGCACGTCAAGCACTTCCTCGGCGGCACCGCCTGATCTGAGGCGACCTAGACGTGGATGGCCCCGCCTTTGCGCAGGGGGGCGGGGCCATCCACACCCCCTGCGCACACAAGGAGAAACAGGTGGCCCATGCCACGAAAGCCCCCAACGCTCGCAACCGTTCACGCTCGGGGAATCCCGCTAGACGTGCCGCCGCCCGAGAGGGAGCAGCTGCTCCGCCTCGGCCTGCTGCACGAAGAATCGTCTGGGCCAGCAACGCCCCCTGGGCCGCGACGGGCTACGGCGAGCAAACGCAGCAAGTCACCCGGCGCCTCAAAGCCGCCGGCCACGAAGTAGCCATCGCCTCCAACTACGGCCTCGAGGGCTCAACGATGGAGTGGGAAGGCCTACCGGTCTACCCTCGCGGCCTAGACGTGTACTCCAACGACGTCATCCCCGCCTACGCCATGGACTTCGGGCGCCCCACCGGGCAGCAGGCCATCGTCATCACCCTGTTCGACTGCTGGGTCTTCAAGGGCGCCGGCTGGGACGTCCTCGACCGCGTCGCCTCCTGGGTGCCCATCGACCACTTCCCCGCGCCGGCCCCAGTTATTCAATGGCTTGCACGGCCCAACGTCACCCCGATTGCCATGTCGCAGTTCGGGCTTGACGCGATTGAGCGTCACGACATTCAGGCCTTGTACGTTCCGCACGCGATTGACACCAAGGTGTTCAAGCCGACGGAGTTGATGCAGGGCAGCGACGGCCAGGTGCCGGCACGTCAATGGATGGGCATACCCGGCGACGACAAGTTCGTCATCGGGATGGTGTCAGCCAACAAGGGGCCGGATAGGAAGTCGTTTGCCGAGTCGTTCCTGGCGGCCGGCATGTTCATGCAAAAGCATGACGACGTCTGGCTCTACCTGCACACCGAGCCCAGCCCTGCCATGTCGGGCCTGGATCTGCGGGGCCTGCTTGCTGCGACTGGCGTCCCAATGGACCGGGTCGCGTTCGCCGACTCGTACTCCTACCGCATGGGCATCCCGAAGGAAGCCCTGGCGGCGATCTACACCGGCATGGACGTGCTGTTGCAGCCGTCACGCGGTGAGGGCTTCGGGATCCCCTCGATTGAAAGTCAAGCCACGGGCACCCCGGTCATCGTGTCCAACGCCACCGCGCAACCCGAGCTCGTCGGCGACGGCTGGCTCTGCGACGTCCAGCCCGCCTGGGATGCACTTCAAGGCTGCTGGTTCTTCACTCCCCTGGTGCCGTCCATCGTCGACAACCTTGAGGCCGCCTACGCTCGAGGCCGGGGCCGCTCGCAACAGGCCATCCACTTCGCAGCCGGATACGACGCCGACGTCGTGTTCGACAAGTATTGGCGGCCGGCGCTCGACATCCTTCTGGCGCCATGAAGGTCGCCTGGGTCACGCACCACATTCCCAGGGTTGAGGAAAGGCACGAGGCTCTGCTGCCCGGCAAGTACGCCGGAGGCGCGGAACGCAATACGGATTACATGGTGACGGCCGCCCCGCACGACGTCGAGGTTTTCTACATTGAGCCGGACGACGCTGAGAGCGCCGCAGACGGCTGGTTTGACCGGGT